TCTCAAAGTTTTTATGCAGAGGTAGATTCTAGAATGAGGCAAGAGTTTCCGCACAAGTTTAACCAAGAAGTGCAACAGGAAGCCCCTGCACAAAGAAATACTCAACAGGTGGTGGCAGGACAGTCGCGCAGTTCTTCCTCCAACTCCTCTTCTAAAAAAGTTAAGCTTACCCAAGAAGACGTAAGATTAGCTCAGAAGTGGAACATCCCTCTTGAGAAGTATGCTGCTGAAAAAGCACGGGCAGACCGTGCAGCAGGAGAGTATGTACCCATCAGTGGGTGAGTCAGGTGCGCGTAACAAAAACAGAAGGAGCGTTTAAAGATGAGTAAAGCAAGTAGTAGAACAACACAGACAAGGGAAACTGAGGCAAAAGAATACACTTATCAAGAACCAAATTATCTTGATGTACCTACAGGTGTTGTAGACAGATTTACCAATGAAGACATGGTTCTCCGCTGGGTGCGTATCACCCTCAAAGGTGAAGATGACTATAAGAATGTAGGTAACAAGATGACGCAGGGATGGGTATTTGTAACTCCTGAAGAAGTTCCTGAGATGTTACACTCTGCCACTGTTTTAGATACCGGACGCTATACCAACTGCGTTGTACGGGGGGATGTCGCTCTAGCCAAGATGCCCCGTGGAAAGTCAGTTGCCAGAAATGATTATTACGAAGGAAAAGCTAACGACCTTATGGAGGCTGTAAACCAACAACTTATGTCGGCTTCAAACTCCAAAATGCCCATTTCAAACAGTAGCACTTCAACTGTAACCAAGGGTAGAATGCCACAATTTCAGGCTTAGACGCCTACTATTTATTCTACTCATCTTTAAAAAGGAGAGCGTAGTATGACAACTACAAAAGCCCTAAACGGTCTCACTCCTTCTCGTCGCTATACTGCTGGTGCCAACACCACGCAGACTCGTAACTATCGTATTGCATCTGGCGCTGCCGGGAACATCTTCACGGGTGATCTTGTCCATGTCAGAGGTGGTTATGTCTCTGTTGTCGGTAATGACTCCGGTGCCGCTGATCACCCAATTGGTGTGTTCATGGGTTGCTACTACGAGGAAGACGGTGAGCCAAAATTCCGCAAACACTGGCCCACGGGAACGTCGGCAAGCAATGCTTATGCAATTGTTTGTGATGATCCGCAAGCCACGTTTGAAATCCAATGTGACGCCAGCGCCTCTGTTGGTGATATCATGGAACTAAACTTTGAAGTTACCCGAGGTGCGGGTTCTACCTTTACTGGACGTTCAGGTTTTGGCCTAGACGTTGCTAGCCGTACCAGTGGCGTAGCTGCAATGTTCCGCATCGTTGACTTTCTCGATACCCCCGGTAACGATATTGACAACGCTTCAGAACGTGCCTTCCCGATTGCGGAAGTTCAACTTATCCACCACCAGTTGACACGTGTGTCTTCTGGCGCTTAACCTGAAAGGAGCTTAGACAATGGCTATTAATAGAGCTAGTATTGCCAAACAGCTTCTGCCGGGTCTTAATGCCGTCTTCGGTATTGAGTACGGAGAAGTTGCTGATGAATACAGTGTTCTTTATGAAGTAGAGAACTCTGACCGTGCATTTGAAGAAGAAGTCCTCTTCACTGGATTTGGCGAGGCACCTGTCAAGGGTGAAGGCGCTGCTGTCCAGTATGACAATGCACAAGAAAGTTACACCTCACGTTATACGGCTGAAACGATAGCTTTGGCCTTCTCAGTAACCGAGGAAGCTATGGAAGACAACCTGTATGACACGTTTGCCAAGCTACGTGCCAGAGGGCTTGCGCGTTCCATGGCAAGTACGAAGCAGACGAAAGCTGCTCAGACGTTCAACCAAGGTTTCAACACTGCCTACGGCGGTGGAGATGGACAACCAATGTTCAGCGCCAGCCACCCCACGGTGGGTGACGGTACTCAAAGTAACCTTATTGGTACCACGGGTACGGTTGATCTTTCTGAAGCTGCTTTAGAAACTGCTTTGGTGTCTATTCAGACGTTGAAAGATGATAGAGGTATCTTGATCGGTGCGGGCGCAGTTTCTCTGCACGTTGCCCCGAGCAACCAGTTCACGGCAGACCGTGTTCTGAACAGCCCCTATCAGTCAAACACGGCTGATAACAACATCAACTCCATTAATCATCAGGGTATGCTCCCTTCTGGTTACATGGTGAACAAGCGATTCAGTGATCCTGATGCGTTCTTTATCAAAACTGATGTTCCCAACGGAGCAAAGATGTTTATCAGAGCGCCGCTTGCCACCAAGATGGAGCCTGACTTTGACACGGGTAATCTCCGGTTCAAGGCCAGAGAACGCTACAGCTTTGGTTGGTCGGACTGGAGAGGTTACTTCGGTTCACAAGGAGCGTAGTTCTTACTACAGTGGAGGGAGCCTAAAAACTTCCTCCACTACTTTTTTACACACACACTTACATATTTGAATGGTACCCCAGAGGGGGTGCTGGTCTAGGAAAGGACTGTTCACTATGCCTACACATTTTCCAAATGGAGTTTCTAACCAAGTAAAAGGTAACCCACTTTTTAATTACCCTTACATGGACCCCTTTAAGTACTACACGTACCACGATGACTTCTTTGAGTACCACTCTGGTATCTACACCATCACCACCACTGAAGCTGGTTCTGGTAATGCCTCAGAGGCAATCACCGCTGGTGCAGGTGGTCAACTTCTGATCACCAATGATGATGCAGATAATGATCTGGACTTCTTCCAGTTGAAGGGTGAGTCTTTCAAGTGGGATTCTAGCAAAAGAATGTTCTTTACGGCTAGGTTTAAAACTAATGACGCCACTCAGTCAGAGATTGTCATGGGTCTTCAGATCACTGATACAACCCCTCTGGACGTTACGGATGGTATTTACTTCTTAAAAATAGATGGCGATACTCAACCTGATCTTGTCATTGAGAAAAACAATGATTCTAGCCTAAGTGTTCTGGAGATGAATGCCATGGCAGACGATACGTTTGTCACGCTTTCTTTTGAGTATGATCCTCTGGACGTTGCCACTGGTGGCCCAGTGTTTCGCGGCTACCAAGATAACGTAAAGGTAGGAGAGATTGCAAGCACCACCAATGCTCCTGATGACGAAGACCTTACTATTTCTTTCGGTATTCAAAATGGTGAGGCAGCTGCTAAGACTCTGACCATTGATTACATTCTTGCAGCGGTGGAAAGATAACCCCTCTGCAGTTTGGAAAGATATAAAGTTTGATCTATAATAAGGGGAGGATCAGGGGGGGCAGTGATGCCTTGCAGGGTTCTCCCCTTTTTTACTCAGGAGAAAATGAATGACAACCACTTTAAGACTAGCCCAAGTAGAAGGTGGAGCAGGTGGTCCCGGTACATTGGTAGATGCAGTTACCAGTGTTACTATATCTGATACAAGAATCAGAGCATACACTTATGCAACTAGCACTGTTCAAACAATAAGAATTGTAGAGATAGCGGCAAAAGGCTTATTAATTGAACAACCTGTACTTACAGCTAATACAGGAAGTTCAATATATATAGGAGATGATGGGGTCAGAGCACACAAAGGAAATCGGATTATGGTATCTGCCGCTGCTGCTGCTAAAGTATATGTTTATTATGGGTAAATTAGGAGAACGTAGATGACAACTACTTTTAGAGTTGCTCAAGTTGCTGGAGGTGCTGGAGGTAACGGTATCTTTTTAGATATGACTGCCAGTGTTACTATATCTAATACTAGAATTAGATCATATGTATACGCTGTCACCGTTGCTTCAGAAATTGTAGTGGCTGATGAAAATGGTCCTGTGATAAAGCAACCTGTTCTGGCGGCTAACACAGGCGATGATGTGTACATAGGAGACGATGGGATAAGGTGTCTAGGTAATGTATCTGTTGCTGGTATGAGTGACGGTGGTAAAATTTATATTTATTATGGCTAGGAGCTAGGCTGTGGATTTTAATTCTCTTGTCAGCGTCATCATAGAAACTACTGAGAACGATGGATCAGAGTTTGTAGGTGCTCTCCCTGCCATGATACAGAGAGCACAGGAAAAGATGCAGAATGATCTGGATGATCAGGGTCTGGTCTCTTATACCAGTGTAGCTGTATCTGCTAATAAAGCAGAGGTCTCTGTTCCTTCTGGTGGAGAGATCATCAAGACCTTCTCCATAGAAGTAGGAGGTGCCAGAACACAACTGAAGCATAGACCCTATGAGTACCTGCTGGACTATTGGCCTGTGTCAGCTTCCACTGGTACACCTAGGTACTATGGCTTTAAGACCAATACACAGATCAGAGTGGCCCCCACGCCCTCTGCTGTTGATTTAGACGCAGAGATAGGGTTCATTGCACAGATCACAACTATTACATCTACAAGTCCCACAAACTACTTCACCACTCACTGTGAGAACGCACTGTTCTATGCTTCCATGATAGAGGCTTCTCTCTTTATGAAAAGCTTTAACACCACAGCGGCGTGGCAGCAGGAGTACCAAAGTGAGATAGACAGGCTCAGAAACAGAGCCAGAAGAAGCAGACAAGATGATATGCAAACTAGTTTCAGTACAGCCGGTGGTCCTAATACACTGGTCAAGGGGAGTGATTAAGAATGGTAGTTCCAGTAGATAATCGTAGTTATATGAAGAAAGTCACTGATAGAGCTAAGACAAGAGAGAAAAAAAATAATAATCTTAGTCCTGCTCCTTTAAAGCTTGAAGACAACACTGCTACTGATATCAATCGTAGCCTAGCGACTACTTTGCTTGGTAATAAATCTGGTAAACTTATTGATCAGAATAAGGATAATCCTCAGATTACTAAAATGGGTGGTTATGAACCTGTTGATCCTACAGATGCACCTAAACAAACTTTGATACAAAAAGGAGATCAATTAGCTAACAGTATTAGAGCAGGTGGTCTTGCTAGAGGACAGAAAAGAAAAGACCAAGCACAGAAAATACTTGCACCTAAACCAGCTGCGCCTAGACCCTCTCCTCATCCAGACAGTCCTAAAGTTAAACCTAAACCAGCTGCGCCTAGACCAGCTGCACCTAAACCAGCTGCACCTAAAAAAGCTTCTAAGGTAGCTCCTAGACCTAGACCTAAACCTAGTAGACTTACAGGAGGAGGTATGGACGCAGAATTACTTAGTACACCTACAGGAGTGACTTCTGGTAGAGTTAAGAAAACAGCTGCTAAACCAGCTTCTAAAGACGATGGTTATAAGTTCTACGGTAAAGAAGGCACAGGTCTAGGAGACTTCTCTAGAAAACATGGAATGCAATACGCTACTCAGAAGCAGTTTGAAAAAGACTTCAACATGGACGATGGTGAGAAGGCAGGCGGTAGGCCGGGAAGAGGTAAGCTCAAGACCCAAGGAATGAATAAGAAGGGTAAACGTAAAGCTGGGTTCTCTGGTAGAGGCTCTGGCGCAGCACTGAGAGGATTTTAAGCAATGCCTATGAACTATATGAATGCCAAGAAGAGAGGACTTAAAAAAGGAGGTAAGGTTGGAAAGGGAGGTAACAAAGAAGACTACCTTATTCCTGATCAGAACCCTCCCGTGGACTCTGAAAAATTAAACGCCTTCAACGGTAAACCCACAGGGCAGGGCTACGGAGCAGCTAGAATAGGACCGGACGTTGTCTGAGGAACAAGAGAAGAAGAGGTGTTCTAATCCTTCCTGTCAGTGCACAGGTTGTGAAGATTGTTCTTGTACCAGCGAAGGAGGTTGTTCTTGTAACCCAGTTCCTTCAGGGGAATAGATAAGAAAGGAAATATATGGTGGAAGACTTTAGTGTATTTCAAGCTGTATCAGACTACGGACTTGCCATAGTTGCCACCATAGGAGCAGGAGCGGCAGCTTGGAAGCTTCTTCATTTTATGCTCAGAGACGTAGCATCTGCTCTTAAAAATCAAGATGATATTATAATTGCTCTGATAGATAAAAGCAACAGAGTAGAAACTTTAGTACAGAGGTTAGATTCTAAGCTGGACACAGTTCTACAAAAGCGTTCAGACCCTCTTCTAAAGGAAACAACAGAAAGGTACCGTTCCTGATGGCTTTTGAAAAATATAATTTAACAGTGAAGCCCTACGGTATAAAGAAGGTAAACGTAGAACAACAGCTTCCCTCTGGTAGAAGGATACCTTATATGAAACCTCTTCCCCTGAAGGGAGGAGGTAAAGTTATGGATACCCTTGTGAAACCAGCTTGGATGAGGAACAGGTAAAATGAAACGAAAAGATTATAAAAAAGAAGTAGAAGCTTACATAGATATGGTAGCAAAAGATAATCCTGATCTTACTAGAAAAGAAGTTTTTGCTAAAGCTAGAGACATCTATGAAAAAGATGCTAAAGCTGCTACCAAGAGTGCAATAAATAAAAGACAGTTAAAGCATTATATGGCTACTGCTCCTAGAACTAATTTAAAAGTAGGCGGTTTGGCTGGCAATCCATCACGCATGAGGAACAGGTAGTACACAATGGCCATTGCAACCACATCAGACTTTGACAGTACCTTCTTTATAGACGAGGTAATAGAAGAAGCCTATGCCATGCTAGGTGGTCAGGCAGAGCTTGCCAATGATGCTATCACTGCCAGAAGATCACTCAACCTGATGCTGACAGACTGGCAGAACCGTGGTGTCCTCCTCTGGGGTACAGACCTAGCCAGTACCACGCTGGTCACAGGAACAGCAGAGTACACGCTCCCTGCAGAGACCGTGGACGTTCTCTCTGGGTATATCAGACTGACCTCCAACAGCAATGACTTTCAGATGAACCGAATAGGCTACGAGGAATACGAGGCTATCACCAACAAAGCCACCTCTGGTAGGCCCACACAGTTTGCCACGCTCAGAGGAAGAGAGACTGTCAGTGCTTTCTTCTTCCCTGTGCCTGACGCAGCAGATACCTACACCTTTAGAAACTATAGAATGAAACGTCTGGCAGATGTTAGCAAGAGTGCTCTTCAGAATGCAGATGTTCCCTTCAGGTTTCTGCCTGCTCTGACCTGCGGCCTTGCCTACTACCTCAGTTATAAGAGAGCCGGTATCCCTGCAGAGAGAATAGCTGTTCTTAAAGCAAAGTACGAAGAACTTCTTACCAGTGCTCTGGACTCAGACAGAAACCGAGTGAGTCTCTTTATCACTCCCAGACTACAGGTGGTCTAAGTAAATGGCTAAACTTTGTCCCAGAGGTAAAGCAGCTGCAAAGCGTAAGTTTGATGTATACCCCTCTGCCTATGCCAATATGTACGCCTCTGCTGTTTGTTCTGGAAAGGTCACCCCCGGTGGTAAGAAGAAGGGTAAGAAGAAAAAAGTAGTAGGGGCCAAGACAGGAGGTGGTCTGAGGAAGTGGGTATCTGAAGAATGGGTAGACATAGGAGCACCTAAGAAAAATGGAAAATATCAACCGTGTGGTAGAAAATCTACTACAGGTACAAAGAGAAAATATCCTAAGTGTGTTCCTCTTGCCAAGGCAAAGGGTATGTCATCTTCTGAAAAGAAGTCAGCTGTTCAACGTAAGAGAGCAGTTAAGCAAGGTGTAAGGGGTAAGCCCACCAATGTTAAAACTTTTGCAAGTAGGAAGAAGTAGGGATGCCTATAAAAAAAGGTAGCATGAAGGGTCACAGTATCAGAGGTGGACAGAAGAGACCCACCAAGTCTGGTGCTGGCATGACCAAGAAAGGTGTGGCAAAGTATAGAAGAGATAACCCCGGTAGTAAGCTGAAGACAGCGGTGACAGGGAGTGTTAAGAAGGGTAGTAAGGATTCAAAGAGACGTAAAAGCTACTGTGCCAGATCAGCGGGACAAATGAAGAAGTTTCCCAAAGCTGCAAAGAATCCTAACTCAAGACTTAGACAGGCTAGAAAAAGGTGGAAATGTTAAATGTCTTTTAAGAAAGGTTTTTTTATCAGTGATAGATCAGGCTTCAGGTACAGACTTGACGAAAGAGTAAGAGAACCCGGAACAGACTTTATAGTTGCTAAGTCTGAAAGTGATGGTATATTTAATCTTGTAACCAATCCTCAGAATAGAGTAAGATTTCCAATAGATAAAGAAGTTATCAAAGATGCAAGACCACCTGATAATTCTGACAGAAACCAAAGCTGGAGCGCAGTGACCACCACATGGAGCGAAGAAACTACACAGTGGAACTTTATATAAGTGAGGAATAGAACAACATGGCAGACTTAACAAATGCCAAGATAGCCAATACCTATAAGGACCTCTTACAGGTAAATGCACAGACTTCTAATGCAGGGTTGGACGGCACCGTAAGGACTATTCAAGATGGAGGAGGAACTGCTTCTCCCATTGCCATGAGTACGGCTCAGTTAAACGTCACGGGACAGTTTGCTCTGGCAGGGACTGTTTTGACTGCCTCGGCAGATCAGCTTAATAGTCTGGCAGCAGGTGCCTTCACTGCCCTGACAGCAGGTGATGACACTGTAAAGATTACTGTAGGCGGTGTCTCAGTATCCACTGCCACCACCAGCGCCACAGTTGTGGTTAATCCTACGCTTAGTCTTACAGAGGTAGACGCTGCCACGGGTAGTTTTAATACCAAGGTTAGTACCACTGACTTTGTAGCAGGTACGGGTACTCCT